TAGATGATTTAAAATTAGACTTAATAGAAGAGAAAAATAAAGAATTAACAGAAAAAATTTCTCACGTAGAAAAAATCTTAAAAGAGTTTAATGAAAAAACTATATTAAATGAGGAGCAGACATTTACAATTGCAGGAACTCCCAATGAAAAGACTACAGATCCACTCACTCCACTGGATAAAAATTATGTAACCATCAAGGATTTACAAGATCATTACAGAATATTCATTAATAGGATCCAGCAACAACTAGCAACTATTGGTGGAGGTGGTGCTGGATTCATGAAAGATCTGGCAGATGTTTCTTTTGATGAAAGCACCGGCAATAACAAATTATTAATATTTAATGGCACTAATTGGGTTGGAATTGCAAGTACATCTTTGAGTGGTTCATCTGCTTTAGTAGATCTTACGGATGTTGACACTTCAAATTTGGGTGATGGTAGATTTTTAAGATATAATGCATCTACTAGTGAATTTACTTTTTCTCCAGTATCCGCATCAAACTTAGAACTTATTGCAGGTGATATTCAATCCGGAGTTTTAACTACCTCAAGCACTGGTCCTGCAGTAGTAATGTCAATAAGTGCTTCAACTTATAGGTCTGTGAATTATCAAATTCAAGTGACCGAAGGAACAAACTACAACATGACATCCATTAATATAATACATGACGGAACCAATACTTATATGTTAGAATATGGAACTATTAATCAACCCATTGGAATAGCAACATTTTCAGCTGATATAAGTGGTGGTTCTTTGAGATTGATTGGATATCCATCTTTTGCAAGTGATACTACATTTAAGGTTGTATTTACTGCAATAGAAGCATGAAAACATTTAAGCAGTTTCAAGAAGAGTGGACTAATAAATATAAAAAGAGTATTGATTGCTCAAACCCTAAAGGTTTTTCTCAACGTGCTCATTGTGCGGCGAGAAGAAAGAGAGCAAAAGGTGAAGAAACTAAATCAAAACCAGTTGAATGAAATATCCAAAGTTTTCTCACAAAACACCACATCTAAAAGGGAAACAACATCAGTTAGACCCCAATCTTGACATTAAGCAGTTAGTGCATCACTCAACAGTTCAGTATGTTGACCGTGATGCAGATGGTGATGTGGATGTTTATGATGCACCTAAAAAGAAAACACCAGATGAGAATCCAACTGGTGTTGATGCACAAACTCTATCTAAAAAATTAATTGCAAAGCAAAAAGGAGAAATTAAGCATACTAAAGTTGGTCTTGCTTATGAAGGTAATCTCCACAAGTGGTTTAAATCCTCAAGTTCAAAAGAGGGAAAACCTGGTTGGGTTAATGTTGTGACTGGCGGAACTTGTGCAAGTGACGAACCAGGAGAGGGAACTCCCAAATGCGTTTCTTCAGCAAAAAGAGCAAGCATGACTCCAGCAGAAAGACGCTCTGCTGCAAGAAGGAAGAAAGCAGCAGACCCAGGCCAACAGCAAAAAACGGGTGCTGCAAAACCAACTTATGTCTCTACAGATAGTCCTAAAATGAAAAAAGAAGAAATAGAACTTCAAGAAGTAAAAGATAAACCAGGAAAAGGTAGTGGTAAAAAAGATGCTTGCTATCATAAAGTAAAATCTAGATATAGTGTTTGGCCAAGTGCTTATGCTTCTGGTGCATTAGTTAAGTGTAGAAAAGTTGGTGCATCTAACTGGGGCACAAAAACAGAAGAAATGCACATGCACGAAGAAGAAAGATATTGCCCCCTCTGTAAAAAAAGAGAGTCAAGATCTGAATGTTCATATGGAGGAAAGGCTTGGGATAGAGTTTCTGTAAAGGATGAAGAGTATTCTATGGTTAGATCTGAAATAAGCACAATTGTTGATGCGGTAAGAAGATTAAAGGCAAAGGTAGAAAATGGCGAAGGAAACCTAGAAGCATGGGTTCAATCAAAGATTACTAAAGCAGCGGATTATATCGATACTGCAGCAGATTACGTTGCTGGTGGAGAGATGGAAGAAATGAAGTGTTGGCCTGGGTATAAGAAAAAAGGAACTCAAACACTTTTTGGAAAGAAATACAATCGTTGCGTCAAAGAAGAAGATGTGACTATTGAAGATGCTAACGGCAAAACTTTTGCTGAAGTAATTGATATAATTGAACCAGAACCAATCAAAGGATTCAAATCACAAATTGAAGAGTCTGTTCGCATTCCCGCAAAAACTGGTAATATAATTCTTGCTACTTTAAATTGGAGAGGCAAGTATTATTCATTAAAGTTATTCTTCCCCCAAACAACAAAACCAAATAGACAAGAAGTTCAGGACCAGATTGAAAAGATTTATCCTGGAGCAAAGGTTCAATCCTATTATGTTTCAGACATTAAACCAGGTGAACAATTTTTGCAGGTAGAGGATTGGCAAAAAGTAAATCGCCAAGATAAAACTGATGGATTAAGCCAAAAAGCAGTCAATGCTTATAGAAGAGAAAATCCTGGTTCAAAACTACAGACTGCAGTAACTGAAAAGAATCCCTCGGGAAAAAGAGCAGATCGTCGTAAATCTTTCTGTAGACGTATGAAAGGAATGAAGAAAAGACTTACATCTGCAGAAACAGCAAGAGATCCAGATTCGAGAATTAATAAGGCACTTCGCCGTTGGAATTGTAATTAGTAGGTAGGTTTCGTTATGTCTGATGTATATCTTGGTAATCCACTTTTAAAAAAAGCAAATACGCCAATTGAATTTACACAAGAACAAATCATAGAATTTGTTAAGTGTAAAGATGATCCTGTTTATTTTGCAAACAATTATGTAAAGATTGTTACTCTTGACCACGGACTACAAACTTTTAAACCCTACCATTTCCAAGAAAAATTAATTAACAACTTTCATAAGAACAGGTTTAATATCTGTAAGATGCCTCGTCAGACAGGAAAATCTACTACGGTAGTTTCTTTCCTACTTCATTTTGCAGTATTTAATGATAATGTAAATATTGGTATTCTTGCTAACAAAGCAGCAACTGCTAGAGAATTATTAGACAGATTGCAGACAGCATATGAAAATCTACCAAAGTGGATGCAGCAGGGCATCATCTCTTGGAACAAGGGTTCTCTTGAACTTGAGAACGGAAGCAAAATTTTGGCTGCTTCTACTTCTGCTTCTGCGGTTCGTGGTATGTCATTCAACATTCTATTTTTGGACGAATTTGCGTTCGTTCCAAATCACATCGCAGATTCATTCTTTGCATCAGTATATCCAACAATTACTTCAGGTAAAAATACAAAGGTAATTATTGTATCTACGCCTCATGGTATGAATCACTTCTACCGTATGTGGCATGATGCAGAGAAGGGAAAAAATGAATATGTTTATACAGATGTTCATTGGAGTGAGGTTCCCGGAAGAGATGAGGAGTGGAAAAAACAGACCATTGCCAACACCTCTGAACAACAATTTAAAGTTGAGTTTGAGTGTGAATTTCTTGGTTCAGTCGATACACTCATTGCACCAAGCAAGTTAAGAACCCTCGTATACGACCACCCCAAGACCCGCAGTGCTGGTTTAGATGTTTATGTGGACCCAATAGAGAATAATGATTATCTAATCACTGTAGACGTTGCTAGGGGTGTTGGTAATGATTATTCTGCGTTTACTGTCGTGGATATAACACAGTTTCCACATAAAGTAGTTGCCAAATATAGAAATAATGAAATAAAACCAATGCTATTCCCTAGCATAATACATGATGTTGCAAAAAGTTATAACGATGCATACATTTTATGTGAGGTTAATGATGTTGGAGATCAAGTTGCTTCTATTTTGCAATATGATTTAGAATACAATAATCTTCTCATGTGTTCTATGAGAGGTAGAGCAGGTCAGATTGTTGGGCAAGGATTTTCTGGAAAGAAGACGCAACTTGGCGTTAAAATGTCCAAGACTGTTAAGAAAGTTGGTTGCCTTAATTTAAAAACAATGATTGAGGAAAACAAACTTTTATTAAACGATTATGAGATAATTTCCGAACTAACTACATTTATTCAAAAACATAATTCATTTGAAGCAGAAGAAGGTTGTAATGATGATTTGGCAATGTGTCTTGTAATCTATGCTTGGTTAGTTGCGCAAGATTACTTCAAAGAATTGACAGACCAAGACGTTAGAAAGAGGTTATACGAAGAGCAAAAAAATCAGATTGAACAAGATATGGCACCTTTTGGATTTATATCTGATGGAATGGACGAAAATAGTTTTGTCGATAGTGAAGGGGACAGATGGTATGTTGATGAATATGGAGACAGGTCTTATATGTGGGAGTATATGTAGTGGATATTGATGGTCAAATAAAACTTGGGCACTTACTTCTAAATGATAGAAAATGCAGAACCTGCGGAGAAATAAAAAATTTAATAGAAGATTTTTATAGAACAAGAAAAAATAGAGGTCCTGTTCCATCATCATATTCATATGAATGTAAAGAATGCACAATAAAAAGAATTTCAAATAGAAAAAAAGCAAATAATGACAACTCAGTATGGTCATATCCTGACTGGTAGATGTTCATGCATCGTTTCCCCACCTGAAAAGTATTTTTTAATAAATATTTTTTAGATAAACTGAGATTCTACGGAGAAAAACATGGCGACTCCTCAATTATCTCCTGGTGTACTTACTAGAGAAGTTGATTTAACAGTAGGGAGAGCTG